TTTTTGAACCAGGCACAGCAGAACGCCGTCTACTTAGAGATTTAGCTACACGGACGAGAGAAACTGCTAATGCTGTATTCCAGCCTTTAGATAAAGCTGTTGTTGGTGGATTAGATTTCATGCCTGACGGGCCAGGACGGAGTGTAGTTAGGGATGAATATGGTCCTATAGGTACTGGTTATGGTATTTATAACTCTGAGGGGGGAACTGCTGCTAATTGGACTAACGAATTCCGTTGGACTAAGAAATTATATTCAAATCATAATACTAGAGAAACAGTTTCTAAGAACTTGATGTATATTGACCATTTAGGTATTCATCCTGATGGAGGAGGCGTTGCTACAGGAGGGGCAGGATTAGGTTTTGTAGCTAGAGATGAGAATGGTACTCCAGGTACGGCTGATTTTCTGCCTGGTCTTGATGAAGGTACTTTATACCTTCGTGATTCGGAGGTAACTGCCGAAGGTTCTGGTTTATATTTAGCTCATAGAGATATTTTTAATAGTGGTGCTACATATAATTCATGGGGTACGGAGACAAAGCAAAGTCAAGCAGAGGTTATGACAGGGTTTACTGGCTTTGTTAGTCATGTTGATTTAGATGCTGATGGTAGATTTACTATTAACCTGCCTGCTTTAGATTCGGTTCCATTGGTTTTCACCACAATTTGTGCACATGAGGGACTTTCAGGAACACCAGGCAATTGGACGAATGCTGCATGTAATGTATATCGTTGGACTACCGCTAGTAGTAAATATACGGCTGTACAGATGCAAGTAGTTAATTATCCTAATAATTTAGCTACTGATGGTGGATTTTATGCGATAACTGCTATTGGTACGGGAAATCCAGGGACAGTTACTACTACTGGGAGTATGCCTAATGGTAGGGGAGTTTTTATAGCGGAAACTAATTCGACTCCTGCTGTTGCTGGTGTTTATCATCTAAGTAATAAAACAGGCAGTAGTCCATATACTTATACCATCACTTCGGTAGCTACTTCTGTATTTCCACACAATATTACGGGTGCAGGAACTTCAGGAAAGATTATGTCTATGGGTCATTTTCACGATGATATAGACCAAGCGGTTCCATATGATTACTCTGATAATGATCCTGCCATCGGTGTTATGTATATGGTGGTCTTTAATTCAGGTAAGAATACAACTGGTCTTAACAGTCACTTTAGTCAAAATCACGTTGATCATGGATAGGTCATATGAACAGTTATCAATATTTACGAAATCCTGAATATGATTTTATGGTTCGTATTAGAGTTGATGCCGATTTATCGAATCTAAAAGTTTTTTATGTTACACATGCTGCCACTGTGTACACCATTGTTGCTACTAGTTATGAAGAAGCGTTAACGGTTGCAGGGTTTGCAGCTGAGGATACTACTAAGAATTCTGAAAGCTCATATTAGGCATGAAATTGCCTATTGACGGGGTCAGGTCCAATGTGGTAGACTCTAGTTCCGATCAAAAGGTTGGGAGGTCACAAATAAGAGGATAGAATGGAACCAGAAGAAATAGAACGTATACTTATTAGTTCATTAAAAACACCAGAACACTTAAACATACTAAGACAAAAATATAAGATAAGTCCTCGGCACTTCCCCTATTTCCCCGAACCAGCGACTTTCATTTGGGACTTTATTATTCAGTGGGGTAAAGCACCTGATCTTAATCTAATCAGTGCGCAGTTCCCTGAATTTCGCTATGCTCCCACCGATGACTTTGATGCTATTGCTGAACAATTTCGAAAAGAAGTTGTTCGACGCAATATCTATATGGCAATGGATGGGCATAAGGTAGCTATTCAGAAGGATGCGGAAACTGCTCTTGTGGGGCTTATTAATCAATTACAAGGGTTTCAGCGTCAAGATGATCGTAGCCAAGTGGTTGTTGATTCAGATCCTATTAAAAGGTTGGAGGAATATAAATTGAGAGCAGATGGAATATCAGAGCAACGCATGTGGTGGGGTATTGAGCCGTTTGATGATTTCCCAGTGATGTTACTGCATGGTCAATTTGTCGGCATAATAGCTGATACCAAAATTGGTAAAAGTTGGTTAGGGTTAAAGATTGCACTCGCGAACTATTTACGTGGGTCACGAGTTGTAATCATATCGCCAGAATTAAATAAGTTGAACATGGACGCTAGAATAGATACTATTTTAGCTTATGAGAAGGGATATCCTATTTCTCATGAAAAACTTCTTTATGGTGTCCCTGGAATTGAAGATAATCTACAAAAGCTTCTTGAATCTGAGGATTTGAAGCGTAACGACTTAGAATATTATTTGCATACCCCATCGGATAGATTTACCGTATCTAGTGTTGCTAGTGTGGTGAAGTCCAAGAAGCCTGATTTAGTGCTGGTAGATGGGATTTATCTTATGCAGGATGAAGAACATGGCAGTCAGAGTTGGGAGCAGATTAGAAATATCTGTCGCGGTCTAAAAACACTATCTACAGAGGCCAACATTACATTATTAGTTACGAATCAATCAGGTAGAGAAAGGGGCGGTAATGAAAGTTCTTCAACGCCTGCGTCAGCGTCTAACGTTGCCTACGGTTACGATTTCAACAGATTTGTTGATATATTGGTTTCAATCGGCGGGTCTAAGGATAGTCCTAATGTTAGAGAGGTCGCTATACCTCTTATCCGTAGTGGTCGCGCAGTGCCGGGATCTTATCCGATTACTTTTGACACCGATACGGGTAATATTGGCCGTTCCTTTAGTGAAGTCCCTACAATGTCTCTGGCTAGTCTCGACTTTTAGCCTGTACATAGCAGTTAATGCTGGATTTGCTTATGGTGGGTATCGTATAGCTGAATATTCAATGTATCTAGGAGTCTGGTCAGGTGCGATAGCCTGGGCATTGTTTACAACAATAGTTTTATATCTCTCATTGCAAGTAGCACAACAAATTAAAAGATAAATGAATATGACAATAGTAGAATTTTTAGAAGATGCTGGTTTAATCTTCACCAAAAAGACTGGTGAGGAAGTTGTAGCCTATTGTCCCTGGCATGACGACAGGAATGCTTCTCTAGCTATCAATATCCGTAAAGGTGCCTATCATTGTTTTAATGGTTGTATTAAGGGCCGTGATGGGATGAAGCGGTTGCTAGAGAAGCTAGAACCTAATCGTAATCTTTATCAAGTATTGATTGATAAATTTCCAGAGTTATATATCCATCAATATGAATCGAAACTAAAGACTATAGGTGACGATGATATTAGATATGATGTGGCTCAATTACCCTCGGCTGTAGATAATCCATATCTTATGCAGCGCGGGATTACAAATCAGACTATCAAGGATTTTGACATACGGTACCATGTGGCTTTTGATAGCATCATAGTACCGATCTATCAGAATGGTGAATTATTGGGTAGTGTACAGCGTAATATTTCTCGTAATCCTAAATACGTTAATAGTAAAGGGATGGATAGAGATAAAGCCGTATTTCCACTTGATAAGGTTCAGCCACGTGATGATAAGGTTATCGTGGTTGAAGGGTTATTCGATTCGATAAATGCTCATCAACAGGGGGTGACAAATACATTATGTACATTTGGCGGTAATGTGTCTCATGAACAGGCGAAGATTCTTGGTTCTTTAGCTAGCACCATAGTGATCTGCCCTGACAAGGACTCCAGTGGCCTTAAAATGGCTTACAAGACCACTGATATATTAATGAAACTAGGTTTGAGTGTGGAGTATACATTTCCACCTGGAAAGGCCAAAGATTTTGGCGATATGCAAGATTTCTCAGGTCTAGAATATCACTCATATTGGAAACTTATGGCACTAAAAAAAGATATAAATTATATGATGGAGCGTTCTTAAAATGCCACTAATTAGTAAGGGTATGTACACAAACACAGGTTCTGGCTCTGGTGACGGAGTCAATAATGACTTTAGAAATCCCAATTCAATTTGGCGTAATACGGTTCGTATCAGGCCAGGAGAGCATGCGGTTATTAGGTTTATAACGGAATTTACCAATGGTGACATGAGTAGATTTCATGGTATCCCTGGTATGACTGCTAAGGGTCAGCAGTTTACTAGTTATGAATACTGCAATCGGGTGAATGTTAATGAGAGTGGGCCAGTAATCTCTACTCCGTGTGAACATTGCGTTTCAGGCGATGAGCGTATTGCTAAGGCTACGAGTCGTTATCTCACTTGGGTATTCCACTATGGCACATTCCATGCGGAGCAGAATCCGTTTCTTGATCGTGAAGGTCAAGAACCTTGGGATTTAGTACCGAAAGGTAATCGACAGTTTTATCGTGAAACTGTGAAAAAGCCCCAGTTGCTTAATACGTCCTTTACTTTATTCAAAAATATTGAAGAAAAGTATGAAGTCTATAGTAGTCTGTTGACTCGGACATTTGATTATCGTTCTAGTCGTCCGTCGAACATGACTCAATATGCATTAGAGTTGTCTGATACTCAAGTGCAAAACGATTATGCTCAAGAGATTCTGGATATGGAAAATAATTTGCCAGATTTAGAGTTGATTGCGGCAAAATTAACTACTGAAGTAGATTTGCCGACGTTTAATACGGTAACTGCTGCTACTCCTGAGGAAAAAGAAGCAACCGAAACTGCTTATACGAATATGGCTAATATAGAGGAACTATAAAATGTCTAAAGTCAGCGTGGAACTAGGTCTAACATTAAAAATGGCAACAGGCGGGGGCTACAACTTCTTTAGGCCGTCTATAACCATCGCAGATATTGATACCGAACAAGAAGCTAAGCCCCAGATTGATCGAGCATTAGAAGTAGTTAAAGAAGCATGGGCGGAACTAGAGGAACACATGGGTGAGGTTATAACTACTACTGATGTGACAGAGAATGAATCGCTATTGGTTGAACTTGGTAGGCGTATGGCCTCAATGGAAGATCAACTTGCCAAGGTAGCAAATGGGAAATCTAAAGCCAGCTTCTAGTGGTTACGGTTAATCGTAGTGAAGTAGAGCGGAAGTTGACCACCATCACTTCCGCTCTACGGTCTAATTCTTCATTTCCTTTACTTGGTTCTAATATTGGTGGGCAGTTAAGTTTTTGGCAGGACAGTTATATGCCTATATGGGATGGGTTAGAGTCCCAAGGAGAGGATGAATTTACATTTTCAGTTGATTCTACAGTATTACGAAATATAGTGAATGGATTTAAAACTGAATATATAGATATTAGTGTTAATGCTAAGAAAGCTGTCGTCATAAAATCCAATCAATCTATGGTGACTGTACCTTGTCTTGATGGGCCTTATGATGAAATACCAGAAAAACCTTCGATGCAAATCAGTTGTACTGTAGAGAGAGACTTTCTTCGGGCATTGATGAAATCCAAGGATTTTGTTTCTAAAACTTATGAAAATATGGGATTAACGTATTCGTATCTAGGTAATAAAGATGGACAATTCTTTATCTCAGGGGCTGGTTCTATATATCAATATGCAACTAGTATTCCATTTTCAGGAGAGACATTACCTGAGATAATTATGCCTCCTGAATATGCTGCCGTAGTCGGTAGATTGTTTTCTAATACGAATCTTCAAGTGGGTGTATCAGACCGCCAACAGATTGTTATGTCGGATGGGCCTACATTAATCGCTACACGGACGGTAAATGAGAAATATCCTAATACTGTCTATGCTATGGCCGATGCTGATGGCGAATTGTTGTTCACCGCTAATAGACAGAAATTGTTGGAGTCGTTTAGATTAGCGTTACAGACTACTAAAGATGATATGGTGGGACTTAGTAGCCGTATTCACGATTATGGAACAGTGGGTTTAGCAGGATTAGATGTCTACGTACCTAATGCTGTGATTGAAGCAGAGTTATTCGTTGAAGCAGATATCGTAAAAGACTTCTCTCGCACGTATTTCTCACTTCCTTTTTTAATTAAGTGTATATCGGCTTTTGAAGATGACACGGTGTACGTAGAGCGTTTAGATAAATTTAATGGAGCATTTAGAATTGGTACAGGTAAAGAAGAAATTACCGTCTTACAGCCTATTCGATACGACGAACCTAGATGATGTCAAAGATTCGATCCTGAGTAGTAAAGACAACTTTGTTGCTGTCGATACGGAAACAACAGGATTAGATTGGACTACTAATCAGGCATTTGGAGTATCGTTAGCGTGGGATGATAAAGGAATTTTCATCCGTAATACCGATTATGGTACGAATAACATCGGTATGTTGATGAATGCATTATTTGCAGCGGAACATAAGACTTATGTTTTCCACAATGCAGAATTTGATTTGCATATGTTGCGGGAAACATATGGCACAGGTATGCCTACGAAGATAGTAGATACACTTAGATTAGCCTATCTTAAGAATCCAGCTATGCCTCATGGCTTAAAAGATTTAGGAGAAGCAGAATTTGGCTCTGTTGCAGGGACGGCTGAGGATACTATTAAAGAGTATATAAAGCAGTATCATTTGAAAGGCTACCACCAAGTCCCCTCAGAGTTTATGGATCCATATGCAGTATTAGATACTATTCTAACTAAAGCTTTGGCACATCTATATATAGATGATGTGATAGCTGATTGTGAATATTTATTTAAAGTGGAGCATAAGTTAATACCGATTATTGTAAAAATGGAAATGGAAGGGCTTCGCGTTGATACAGAATATATTAATCAACTTTTAAAAGAATTCCGTGTGGAACAACGAGTTATCCAAGATTCTCTCTATGAGATTATTGGTAAACCAGTGGAAATTGCTTCCACTAAACAACTTCAGGAATATTTTTATGATCGTCTACGCATTACTCCTCCTGCGGAAACAGAGACAGGTCAACGTAGTGTTGATAAGCCTGCTTTAGAGCTTATTAATCATCCAGTTGGTACGAAGGTTGCTGAGTTGGTACTGAGGTGGCGTGAATTAGGTAAATTAACTTCAACTTATTTGGAACCATATAAAGACTTAGAAGGTAGAGTCCATCCTCATTGGAATGCGACAGGAACACGTACTGGTAGATTTTCTAGTAGTAAGCCTAATCAACAAAATATACCCAAGCATGGTCAAATTAGACGCATGTTTGTGCCTGATAATGAGTTCTTTGATTTTGACTACTCTCAGATTGAGTTACGTATAGCTGCTGATATATCTAAACAACGGAATATGATTGATGCATTTAAAAACGATATGGATATGCATAGTTTTGTGTCTTCATTAGCTTTTAATAAAGACATCAATGACGTAAGTAAAGAGGAACGTCAAATCGGGAAACATTTGAATTTTAGTGTATTATATGGGTCAGGTTCGAAGGGTATTCAACAGAAACTTGGAATGAATAAGACTCAAGCGGATACAGTATTAAATTATTTTCATTCAAGTTTCCCTCAACTTCGTGCAAATTCTAAATCCCTTACTAATGAAGCAGAACGTAATGGTTACGTTAGAAGTAAATTTGGGCGTAAATTAATAGTAGATAAGCCGTTTACTGCTAATAACTATGTGATTCAAGGCACAGCTGCCGATATCATAAAGATTGCCTTGCTTAAAACTGCCAAATACGTAGAATCGGTGGGTGGGAAAATTAGAAATACGGTTCATGACCAGATTCTTTTTGATAATATCACTGAGAAGGATGGTGAAGAGTTACGTAGTATTATGCAGGAGTTTCCTATGCCAACAGGTGTTCCTCTTAAAGTTGATCTACAACGATCAACGGTATCATGGGGTGATTTGGTACATGTAGATGATGAAGATGAAACAGAGGCGGAAGAATGACCAATATCGATAGAATTGTTGCTAGTATAAATAAGGAACTTAAGACTAATTTGGTTGTCGGTGATGATGAGGCATTAGATACGTTACGAATACCTACAGGTATGCCAGCATTAGACCAGATGCTTGGTGGTGGTGTTCCTAGACAGGCTGTGACTGAGTTGTTTGGGTATCAGTCTTCAGGTAAGACGTATATCAGTCAACGTATAATTGCCCATGCTCAGACATTAGGGTACACTTGTGGTTTCATAGATGCTGAGTTCTCTTATGATCCAGAATGGTCGTCTAATGTAGGCATCAATACGCACGATTTAATCGTCTCTCGTCCTGATACCGGAGAAGTAGCCTTAGACGTTTTGCTGAAGTTATGTGAGCAAGGGGTAGATATTGTTGTTCTAGACTCGATAGCCGCTTTATTGCCTACGGCAGAGGCCAAAGAGGGTATGGATCATCTATCTATTGGTTTACAAGCTAGATTGATGAATCAATTATTTAGAAAGTTAGCTCCCTCTAATGAGAAGACTGCCGTGATATTAATTAATCAGATTAGGGCTGGTATCGGCGGTTATATTACTCGTGATGCTCTTCCTGGTGGTAAAGGGCAGGAATTTTTCTCTCGTATTATGGTACGTGTGCGCAAGGGAGAAACCATCGGTGACCAAAAAAGTCCTCAAGGATTTTTTATAGAAATGAAGGCTGAGAAAAATAAGACCCATACACCCTTATTAACGTCTAGTGTGCCTTTTTACTATACAGGTTTACCTGATCCCATCTATGAAGCATTCATGATGGCCTCAGATTTAGGAATCGTTGTTCGTAGTGGGCCTCAATATGCTTACCCTGATAAAGAAACTGGTGAAGTGGTATATAAAGCACTTGGGCGAGAGAAGTTTTTACAATTGATGAAAGATAATGAAGGATTACGGACATCCATTGAAGCAGAGATAAGGAGTATGGAGTAATGACTACACAATCTTCAGTAGGTACATTAGCTGGTGATTTAGATAGTATTCTTCGCAGTTTTGCTAGTATGCTTGAAGGTATTTATCATATAGACGAAGAATTGGCTGCGGAAATGGCAGAGAAGTTTTCTAATAAGTTACGTGAGAATGCTAGGGGTATATATGCAGAAATGACTGCAGAGATTAGTGAAGGGTTGAAGAAGCCTGCTAAAAAACCTCGTAAGCGTCGGATGAAACCAGAGGTAATGGATTCGCCAGACTTTGCTGATGAGCCAGACCGTGCTATTGGGCAAGAAGAATTGCCTGCGAATGAAAATACATTACTACATGCCGAAGATCCCGGTGATGTTGATTTACTCGCTGAAAAGCTACTAAGCAATACTCGTGTCACTGACCGTGCTGGTGGGCCTAGTACTTCTAGTTGGGATACGAATAATCCTACTATGCGTCGGATTGGCAAATGAGGCCAGAACCACGTAAGAAAGATACTCCAGAACAGTTCTTAATGGCTTCTTGGGTTAAAGAAGCTGGCTTTGGTAGTATCTTAGAACAAGATTTTGAACCATATGTAGTGGATATATACATCCCTGATTTGCTTTTAGCGTTAGAGATTGATGGCCCATACCATATGACTCGTAGGGATGAATATCGGGATGCATATATTCGAACTAATTATAATATTGAAATATGGAGGTATCCGCTAAAGATTGTTAAATCGTCTTTTAAAGCCGAATTTGTTGATAATTTATTAAAATATGCACAGGAGCAAATAAATGCCTAAGCTAAGTCAAGTATTACAAGAACGAGAAAAACATTGGATAGAATCAGCGTTTGATAAGTATGATTTAACGCAACAACGAGCATCATATAAACGAACTCATTTTAGTCCATCACAAGCTCATTTATGCCCACGAGCATTGTATTATTACATGTTAGGGCATGACCAAGATCCCATAGCTTCCCAGAATCTTCGGCGTATGGGTATTGGTACTGTATTCCATGAATTCATAGAGAAGAAACTGGTAGAAACTGGATTAATGGTATCGTCTGAACAAGAGATTACGTATGAAGATCCACCTATTAGAGGATTCTATGATGCAGTCATTAAGCGTCCATCAGATGATAAAGAGATTCTTTTAGAGTTGAAGAGTATGGCTGAACCAAAGAATCCTAAGTTTGCCGATTATCTTCCTCGACATGATCATTTGATTCAATGGAATTTGTATTCGTTGATGACGGGTATTGATGAAGGAATTATTTTTTATATCAATAAGAATAATCAACAATACATCATCTGTGAAACAGAACGTAATGAATCTATTATTTCGACTACTTTAGAGAAGTTTAAACAAGTACAAGAATATTTAGATAATGGTGAACATTTTCCATATCAACCCGAATGGAAACATGATTGGTGTAATTATCGAGCGACTTGCGAAAAAGATTATTTTATAAAAGGAATTTAATATGGTTAAAGTATCTACATTTTTAAATAAAGCGGCGGAATTACATAACGTTGATATTCAATATCCAGTACCGGAACGGCCTGAGGGGAATCATCATTATACTTTTCCCATCAATGCAGACCGTTTAACCGATGTTGAGATTGATAATTGGCTTTTATTCCTAGGAGCATGGCGAAGCTATCTGAATTATCAGATATCTCGTTTAGATGGAGAGCATTCTGTCCTTTCTGAAGGATATGACTTGCTCCTATCATCTAAAGTTGCCGTTCTAGAAAAAGAATCAGAGAAACGTCTTCTTAAGG